TCATTTCCACATATATATATATTGCCAATACGGATTTTCCAAATAGCCTTCTACTACCTTTTCATCAGACACGTTATACGCGTGTTTCAAGTAATGAAGTCCCACCAACAAACGGATTCGCAATCCGGGGCGACCGGTTTTCTCTGTGTAGTATTTTCCGAATTCTTTCTCAAACTTTTCCCAGTCTATCTTCTTCGAGATTTGATACAACGGGTGTCTAGGATCCAAGATCTGGTCCAATCTATTTCGAAATAGTTCTCCTTGGTTCTTGTGTTTGGAGTTTTCTTCTGGTTTCATTTTCACCGGCTTTTACGTGGTTTCTGGATGTTTTATGGGGATTTTGGTTCTAAGTTTTTCTACTTGGATAGAATTTTATTTGCGTTATTCGCTTTTATAACTCTTTTTCAGGGACGACTAAGTATCTCGACAACTTACAGTTTTCGTTATAGAAAGAAACAGAGTGTTATATCTTATCTTGGCTATTACACTTTAAGACTAAGAACAACTCCCGATGTATACTTCCAACCCGCGAATATCAGTCTGATCAATCGTCGCGAATGCTTTTCTCTAACGAGTTAAATTATTGGGTGATTTAAAAAATATGCGAAAAAAGATTTACTGCTCCGGATGGGGCGCCATATCAGAGCTTGTCCCAAAACCTTAGGAATGTAGAAACTATTACAATTTTAAACGACGGGAGAAAACCGCCAATGCGACGGTTTCTTATCCGCGCGCAACACTGAAAAGCGCGTTGCACGCTAATTCCTAAACTAAAGCCACTTTAGATTTATAGCACTCTCTTTACAAACACATACGGAAACGCTGATAAACCACGAGCGTCGGTAGTTTTGCCAATGCGCGGAGTGCCATAGGGTCCGTATGTATTTGGTTCCAGAATTTGCAAGTTAGAATTGCCTGCATTTGTCCCCCCGCCACTCAGCCAGTAACTTCCGCCTCCACCAATAATACCGAACACGTTGTTATAAGTAAAATTGTGTCCGTGTCCTTGAAATCTATCTCTCCGTCTTAACCCACCAATCCACTCGGAATCCGAATCCATCACAGCTACGAACCCACGCCCTTGCATCGCAAAATGTCGAACCTGATTCGTAATTGTTGTTCCAGGAGATATATCCGGGAGCCGATGTTTGAAGAATCGAATTTTAACACCGGAAAGAGAGCCGCTTGAATTCGCAGCTGCACAGGTGAAGCTAATCGTTCTACTGGCAAACGACAGCGCAGTGATCGCCAACGTCGCGTTTGCGGGAACACCACCGATCGATTGTTGCAGAGTTCCAGTCATCCAATTCGTAAACGAACCGTGAACGAGATTATCCTCAATCAGAGCGTCGATCATCTTTTGACACGCTATCGTATTGGCAAAAGTTACGGTAAGAACGTTGCTCGAAATCGTATAACTGATCGCGTCAAAGTCGCTTACATTTGTTCCAAGGGGATCGTAACGGAATGGTTTGCTCAACCAATACGAAACCAGATCCGGCATTCCACCGGCGCCATTCGCATTGATCAACTGATCCGGAGAAGCCAAACAAAATGCGGGAAAATCCGTAGTAGGAGTTCGAATGTCATCCATCCAAAACATCTCACCAATAAATTTTCGTTCCTGTTTGAAAGTCACGTCGATGAAGTTTTTGAAGAAGAGATAAACTTGATTGATCCCCTTAACGAACTTCAACGGATTATTCACATCCGGATTGATCCCTGTGATAATGTCGGAATGAAGATCTGTAACCAAACCGGTTTTTACCGAAGTCGCTTGTTTCACTTCGGTAACTTCACCGTCTTTGATACGATTCCCTTTGAGCCCACGCCAGACACGAAGATCGGTTCCGATCGTAACTACTCCGGAGCCGTTCGTAGTGATAGACCGAATCGGAATGTCACCGGCAACAAGAGAACCTTGACGACAAATGAATTCGTACGAATCGTCACGCCAAACGATCGGACCGTCGGAAGGCATATTCGAAGGGCTGTCGTATTGAGTTTCCTGAAATTTATGACGAACAACGAGAGTAACGGTCACGTTATTCGGAGTAACTATGTTTGCTGAGGGTGGAACGCAAACTCGCGTTCCAAATTCATCGTAAGCGATCAATATATCGGTAAGATCAACGTGATTCGCACCGGTTCCGACAACGATCGTTCCTCCGGAGTCGATACCTGCTCCAAACGCATCCATGTCCCGTTGAAGTATCGCGTTGGATTTAGATTCTTGTTCATGAATCCAATCTTCCGGAAAAACTCTCTTTCCCACCGTTGGAAATGTAATGCCTGCCAGTTTATCCATTCGTCACCTCGTCGTACGTGGGGAAAACGATTTGGATCGCTTCGATTTCAGCATAAAGAACCGAAACATTCGTTTTAGTGTTGTATTCAATTTGGGAAATCAGATCCTTTTTTATCCTCTTACAAGTGCCGCTGAATAGTTCGTATTTTGCGGCTTTCTCTCGAACCGAACTTGCCAGTTCTAAAATGTCGTCGTCGGAATTTGATTTTGCTTCACTGACGAGGGCTGGAAGCATTGATTTTATCGAATCTCTGCCAGCCGGTAAAGTTTCGAACCAAAGATTCGATTGTTCTCGTAACACCGGCCACGAAATCGGTTCATGTTTCGGATAACGTTTCAGGACCGTTTCTAACGCTTCATCGAATTTCGAATTGATGAGAGCGATTTTGTTCGCTTTGTAATTTGAGATCGTCAGAAAACCACATTGCAAAAGCTCCAATGTAGATTTTGGAATCAGTTGATCATTTTCGATTTTCTGATCGGGAGGGACATTAAATAAACCTCGATCCGCTTTTTCGGAGAGTGTAAATTCTTTGAGAATTCCTCCGTCAAATTTGAATCCTTCCGGAGGAAAAATCGTTCCACGATGAATTCGCTTTTGTTTTTCCTCGGATTTACCGCGGTTAAATAATTCAACCTCAAGATTGATTGAATCGCTGCGATCGACTGGAAATTCTTCCTGAGAATCGATTGAGTAGACAAAAATTTTTTCCATGTTGCTCCTGATAAGGAGCGATTCAGTAGTTATGCGCTCTTTTTCTTTCTAATAAATTGCGAACTCGCGAACCTTTTCGGATCTGCGAGATTGAAACTTTCCGGTCAGAGTTCCACCCATAACAAAAGGTTCAAACTCTCCTCGATCTTCCCAAAGTTCGGGAACGTTTCCGCCCACGTTGACTGCATCCAAAGCTTTACTCAAACCATTTCTATCAAACGAATCAGAAAGTTTCGGAATGAGAAAACGAAAACGATGTAAGATGTATTTCCGAGGAAGCATTTTTCGATCCACTTCGGAACCCATTCTAAAACCGGATTTCCCTTCCTCAGAAGTATAGAGTTTAACGTAAGAAATTTGATCAGTGGGAAGACCGGTCGCGTATTGAATTACTTGACGTTTCGTCGCAACGGTTGGAACGGAAAGTTTGAAAAGTTTTGCGAGAAGAAGTCGGGTCCGATACGAATCATCCGATTCACCGGGAAGTTTTTCGATTTTGTACCGCACTCCCCAAAGAACGAGTCCGGTCGTATCAGACGTTTCGAGCCACATCTGACGATACAACCAACTTAAACGAGACGCGCGATCCTCAAGGATTTTGAGAATCGCTTTTAAAGCTTTATACCAAAACGATTCTGATCCTTTCTTTCGGATTAGAGCGCGCTGATTCTTCCAAACCGTCGAATCAAAATCGAATTGGAAAAAATCAGACATACACCGTTCCTACTAGTTGAAATCCAGGACCAGGACTTGCTAAAGCACCGGCGGCAACGTCAACATTTCCAAGAGGATTGAATTCAACATCAATGCAATTCGGAAGTGCTTGATATAGGCTTTTCAGTTGAGCATCTACGAAATCTTGTCCTTCCGAAAGAGAAAGGAAGTATTCGTCCTTAATTTGATCGAGAACGGTTTGGCTCGGGATTCGATCCGCAGAAGAGAATTTCACGGTTACAGTTTTGTTTATCACAGCTTCGTTGACATTCTCGGCTGATAAGTGAGCGACTCCACCGGGATCGTTATCGTCGGAATTGAAATGATCCTGAACTTGATTCAGTTGAGCGGTTGTCAATGAACCGACTGAACCTTGCAGAAGAATTTTCACTTCTCCGTCGGTTCCGAGAGTTTTCGCGCTTTTGAAAATAGCCCGTTTAACAAAAGTAAAACTTTCCGCTTCTCTAATATACCATGCCGGTGTCCACTTCGACGAAACACCTTCGGCGGTTTGAAGGCGGGAACGAACGGAAGTTCGGGTTTCTCGGTATTGACCTTGTTGAATCGGATCAGATTCGAGATTCGTAATGTAGTCGATTCCGTCCGGAGGGCTGTCCAGAATCGAGATCGAACCGGGGACAACGTTACCGGCAGGACCGTCGATCACACACTGAACGAATGTTTCAATCGTGTATTTTCCGTGTGCGTCAGCCGGCATTCCGGCGGGAAGAATCACCGAATCGGTTAAAAAGAATCGAATCTTTTGATCTTCATTTCCGGAAGTGGTAACAACGAGACTTTGAGGGATCTCTCGATCCATGATCGGTTGAGTGGAAGAACCGATTCTGACCTTGATGATTGCGGGGAGAGCCGGTTTCCATTTCATCCCGCGACGGATCAAATGTTCATGTAAGGCGTCGTCTTCCGCAGTGTGAGGATGGATCGCTTTCTGAATTGAAACGAGATCCGTATCGATAAAGGAAAATACAGCGTTTGAGAGCGCGCGAATCAGCGTGAACGTTTTTGATGTCGGGTTAAATGAATGGTTTTTAAAAACTCCGGAAGTTCTTATACTTTGTAGATGATCGGAAAGAACCTGATCCTTCGTTATGTTTAAATTCACGGACCGACTCCCGGGAAGGATTCCACAAATTGAATCGTAAACTCACCGAAAGAAGGATCGATTTGGATACGGAGATCCGGATTCGAAGTAACCATTTGCCACTCTCCACAACGATTCGGGATCGTGGTAACCGCCTGCACTCTAAGATCAGGGATCGAATTCACAGAACGAACGCGAAGATCCGGATTTGAGGAAACGAGCATAATTCGTCCGTACAACTTGTGACCTTTATACGTGCAGTCGTCAGAAACCGAATTCTCCGCAAAGAGTAAGTTCGGAATTACGAGTAGAATCAAAAACCATCCTTTCATCGTTTACCTCATTACAAAACTCTGAACCGCTTCTCCGGATTTGAGTTTAAAACTGACAACCAGTCTGTTGTCCGAATTTAGACCCACATCGATCGAATTGGTGTCAATCATCGGATGCAAATTTAGAATTCGTTCCGCATCCCGGATTCTGGCCGCCTGGGCCATAGAATCGTTGGAATTTTGCGCGGCGCGTTGACGGCTATAAATCTCGGGATAATCGAGATCGTCCGCAACCGTCATTTCAAACATCTCGCGCACTTCGGAAAGAACAATCCGAACAGACATTGAGTCGATCTGAAGGTCGTCGTTCGAAGGATCTAAAACGAGATCCCCGAAAGAGAGCGGATCATTCGCGAAATCAATCATCAAGTGCCTGCTTTCGGTTTGCTTGTCACCGCAGGACCAACCGGTGTATCCACATAATCGGTTAAGTGAGTGGACAGTCCCACCGAAGTCGGAGTTTCGGAAAACGCAGTTACTTCCATCTTTGCATCGATTTTTCCAGTTGTTTTGAAATTTCCAGTTTGCTCCACGTTACCCAAAATCTTGAGGGATTTCCCGTTTAGATCAAGCAATAATCCGTTGGAATTGATCGAAAGTTTGATTAGATTATTGAAATTTACGAATGCTTGATCTTTCGAAATATTGATTTCAACGGTATCCGCTACCGTAGTTTTGATTTCGTCTACCGTTTCGAACGCAAATGCCGTGTATCTTTCGGGTTTGTTGTTTCGAGAAATAAGCAAACACTTACTTCCTTTTTGCGGAACAACCGGATCAGTCCAAGTCACGTCGTTTCGAAACACATCGCCGACTTTTACCTTAAGAGTCTTTTTTACTTTATCCACGGATTCTATGATTCCACTTTCCGCCCAAAAAACCGGGAAGCCGAGGGTCCATGCTTTTACGATGAGTTCCACTAACGATGGTTTCATAGTTTTGGGCCTGCATAATCATTTCGGAATTTCGATTCATTCTTAGGAGGTTTCGAACCGCCCGTTTTAGGTGGTTCGAAAAAGAAACCTGGATAGATTTCCTGACGATAACCGTTCATTCCGAACGTTTTCGTGACTTTCTGCACGAATGACTTCGCTGTGCGAGAAGGTTCGTTCGGATCTATAACATGGATCACTTGCGAGTGAGTTACCGAAGGATATCCGAACGTTACGAACTTTCCGTTATATCCGGAACCGCAGTGTTCCATAAAGAGTTCTTTCGCTCGTTTCTCAGCACCTGTTCTATCGAGTCCGTCCACTTCGAAAAATCGTTCCTCTCCCGTTCCGTAACTTCCCTTATACGTCGTTCCGGTTTTTGGATCTTCTCCGCGTACGGTGATTTTGATGTCTTTCTTTTCTCGTGCGACGAGTTCGTCTTGAATAATATTGAATCCAACCCGGAAGGCTGGACAGTTTTCGGATGGATCGGAAGATCCAGAAGCGGACTGGGTTTGCGATTTCTTAATTTTTTTGTTCTTTGTTTTTTCGAACAGGTTAGGATGAACGAAGGCCTTCTGCACGATCAATTTCCAATCGTGAAAGAAAACATCCACACCTATCTTTGCTTTTAACAAGGATAACGCATATCGCGCCGATTTTCCAGCGCATTCTATACTGATAGTTCTCTGAATATCTTCATCCCTAATCAGAACCGAAACATCACGTTTGATTTGAGGATGAATACAATCGTTTAAAAATGAGCCGACGAGAGATCGACATAACTATCTTAAACGAACGATTCACAATGTGAAAACATGCCACATCACGTTTTGAAAAGAAGAATGTCGTTCTTACGTTTGCCGAACAATTCGGAGTTTCCAAGGAAACGATCTATGATCGATTCCGAGAGATCGAGAACGGTGTTTCGAGAACGATAGTTGCCGGTTATTCAGGAGTTGCACAGATTCGAAAAACCAAATCCCAACTCGAAGAAGAAAAAACGCACATGATGACGATTGCTCTTATCAAACGCGGTGGGAAAGTAGGACGCCAAGGTTACGGAGTATCCACAGAACTCGCCCTTACCGCCGCAGAAAATGAAGGTCTTATTCCGCGAGGAAAATACACGCGTTCGACGGCAGATCGTTTACTGAATCAACTTGGAATTTCTACGAGACTGGTTGATACTCCATCGGTAGCAACGGAACTCATCAGTCCATATCCAAATCACTGTTGGATTGTTGATGCTACAGTAAAAAACCATTATTTTCTAAATATCAAAAAAGACCGTATTGATTATCGATCAGATATTAAATACGATTCTTCTCACGGAATGGATATCCTTGAGAAACATTCACTCAAACGAATATGGGATTATTTCATAGTGGATAACTATTCGAAATCCTATTTGATGATGACCTTTGCCCCGGACCCGAAAACTGCCGGGGCAAAACATGGGGGAGAAAACACAGCCGACTGGATTACGTTTTTGACGTATGCGATGATGATTAAAGACGACTTACGGATTCCAATCCAAGGAATTCCAAAACTTATTTTTTGTGACAAAGGTTCTGGCTTAAATTCAGATCACATGAAGTCGTTCCTTGGTATACTTGGCGTCGAGGTTAGGAATCATTTTCCTAGACACGCTTCCGCGAAAGCGTGCGGTTGAATCTCGAATTGGAGCCTACAAACGGACGTTCGGAGTTACGATCAATAGAGGGACAATTTATTCTCTCGATGAATTACGCAGTTATGACAATAGATATTTGATCTACGATAATAACAAAAGCGGTGCTTTTCAAAAATGGGCAGATGGAATCAAAGACCACCCAATCACAAAAACCACTCGTAAAAATATTCAAGACGCTCTTGTTACCGAAGACGAGAAAGTTATAACCGCATATGGCACAATCCAGATTGACAAACAACATTACTTCGTAAGTTCGGAACTCCCACGCGGAACTAAGGTTGTTGTTTTTACGAATAGCGAGGGGAAACGATGCGCCCAAACTGACGACGGTCGCATTTTTGTAGTTAAACCTTACGGAAAAATTCAGCGTAACATCGAGACATTTGAAATTCTCGATGATCGCGGGGATGAAGTTAGACAATCTGAACTTCAACAATTAAGAAAACACATTCAAAACGTCTCACAAGAGTTTAAAGAGAAAATCAAACAAGAGTCCTACTTACGTGATACGAATATTACGTTTTTTCCTGCTCAAGGAGAAGACGCAGAAACACATGTTGCAATGGCACCTGAAAAGGTTCTGAAAGTAGACGAAGCGATTACGTACGTATTCAACGAAACGGGTTTTTCAGCAGATGAAATTGGCGAGGAAGATCTTGACGCAATGCGAGAGGTTTTCGGAAAATTCATAGACCAGCTTGGATACGTTCCGTCCGAAACACTTTACAAAATCGTAAACATCTATCTTGGCACCGGAACGAGCGGATAAACATTTTTAATTCAAGGAGTTACTACAAATGAAGGAAAAAATTGAGGAATTGACGGAAGTTTTTGTTCGAACTAAAAATTCAAATCGGATCGTTAACTTTTGCACGAGCATCGCAGACAAGAATCAGTGGACTGCGATTATCGGCCAACCAGGAAGCGGCAAAACCGAAATCAAAAAAGAACTTCTTCGGGTGCTGCGCGGATTGCCTGATAAATACATCGTCGTTGAAATACCGGTATTTCAATCCGCTCAACCTCGAACTGCCGCGATCATGAACGAACTGATACAGTCGATCGATTCGGACATTCACGTCCCCGGAGCCATAGAATCAAAGTATCGAGTTCTTCGGAGTGTCCTGGTAAACGCACACCTCGCAAAGAAGAAAGTCGTTATGATTTTCGAAGAGAGTCAAAATTTCAGTCATAACATGATGCGTGAATTGAAAATGCTTCACGAAATCGAAGGAATGGGAAGATCAAACCTGTTTTCGATGATTATGTTTTTAAAAACCTCTCCAAGATTCGAAGAGGTGTTTAAAACTCGTGAAATCGGAAAACGAGTTCTCGTTGAGAATATGCAACTTCCTACGTCATCGGAGGCATTGGAAATTGCACAGAAAAAATTTGGATTAACTTTTCAGGATAGCGCCGCCAAATCGGATTTCCTGCAAGCGACTGGCGAATACCCAGCGTCGATCAAACATCTTGCTCAAACTCTGTGGAAACAACCTGGGTTCAATGGCAAAGTTTCGAAATCGCTTTTAATTTCTACAAAAATCACCGCATTCAAGGAAGCCCTATTGGAATTCGGTGTTTCAAATCGAGTGATTAAAGAGTATTTCAAACGTGTAAAAAAGAAAGATATTTCGCTCGGAGTTATTAACGAATCCATCAATTATAAACGGAATAGTTCAGTCGCTGACGAAATCCGTTCGGTAGCCGGTCAGATGATTGAAGACGCAAAGCTGACACAAGCCGTCTAACGCATTTTTTTAAATTAGGAGGAAAAATGGCAAACGATACAACTAAAGAAGACAAGAAAGAAAAACGGGAAAAGATCATAAAACAGAAACCTACCCCATATATCATCAACTCAGAAGTTGAGAAGGAACACGCGTTGCTGGAAATACAAGAAATGTTGGAAAAGATCGAAAACGATTCCGAGTTGAACGGATGGGAAGATGAGTTAGAGAAACTCAATAAACGTGCCGTCGAGTTAAAATCCCAAATCAATGATCGCAAGAAGTCAGCGTCTTCCGAGAAAAAAGGCATGACTGATCGGATCGAATTGATGAAGAGCGGAATCGCAGACTACGAGGTCAACAAAGCGATTGGAAAAATTGCATAAGGAGGGGACATGCAAGTAAAAAAGAGGACGGCCAAAAAGGCCGTACGAAAAACGGCGGCGAAGAAAAAAACGGGAAAGAAGAATCAGGTTCCACCTGTAAAGGTTCTCCCTTCGTCCACGAGTGGAGTTGCGGTGGACATGACTCCTGAGAATTCGGAATCGAAAGAATAGGAGTAGTCATGACTACAAAGACGAAGAGTAAAAATTTAGTTGATTTACCGGATAATAACTACCTGACCCGCGATGATCTCACCCAAGCTGTGGCACAACTTGGGGAGTTCAAACGCCAGAGAGATCGAATCACGAGCAAAACAGACGACCAAATCAGCAAGCTCCAAAACGATCTTCAGGAAGAGATTTCACCATTGGATGTAAAAATCTAGCACATTGCGTCCGGAATAAAACACTTTGTGGATCACCGTAAGGACGAACTATTTCCGGATCCGGAGTATAAGACCTGTAAGTTGACGACTGGCGTTTTGAAGCTAAGGAGAATTCCCGCGAGTGTTAAGACGAGAGCAACACAAAAATTCTTTGAACGAATTCTATCCGAGAACGGACTGCTCGAAAAGTTTAACAACCTTGTTTCTCGATTCAGTGGAGTCTTTCTGCGAGTAAAATTGGAGTTGAATAAAGAGCAAATCCTGGCGGAGCCACTGAAGGCTATGCAGAAAATCGGAGTCGAACTCAACGAAGAATCCGAACGTTTATACATTTCTCCATCCGAAACGGATGTAGAAATCGAAGCGATCGCCGAGGCGATGTAATGACGTCAGACGTAACCTACTCAAACTTGCTCTCCATCGTGGAGAGCTTTTTGAAATCACGCCAAAGATCTTATTTCAGAAGTATTCAGAAAGAGACAATCGCCCTGAATCAGTTTATGAATAACGGGATACCGGCGTCAAAAGTCCTCGACCTTCTCGAAAAATTGATCGCTATACGGAAACACCCAAAATTTGGTAAGGAATCGTTTTGGATTTCCGCTACGGAGAATGTAGCCGGAGCCTACGCATATATGCAGAAAATTGAAACTGTTTATTCGGCGATTTGGCCAGAAGCGGAAAAGATGAAGGAAGAACAGGATCTTAGAGATCCGAAACTCGGGTGGAAAGGATTCTTGGAATTTTCAAAACAGTTATTAACCCGTAGCCTTAACGATGAAATAAAAAGTCTTTCTATAATCGAAAATCAAGAATCAAAAACCATCCAAATCCCAACGTGTTCCCAAAAAGCAGAACTACTCATATTCAAATTCTTTCATGAATCAAATTCAGGATGGAAAATCATAAACGGAGGATCGAATGCAAACAACGTTTAAAGCTCAACTTAAAATTCAATTCGAAGACCTTGAATTTAACGACTTTTCCGACGCGGTTCAAGACGAGTTCGGAATCGTGAACATCAATACTATGACACAATACGCAAAGAGAAAACTCGGCGTTTCACAAGCTACGATCGAAAAATTGAAAGAGGATCGGAGAGGATGATGATACGTCCTTTGACTGGAAATATAAAATGTTTCGTCGAAGAAGTTCGAGATACGATGATCCTCGGTCGATGTAAGCATGGATATCATGGTGGTTATCCTGCCGGATTTTTGGAACGCGCAGAAACTTCGATTCAGCTTTTTAATGACGACTGTTTTAATATATTTCCCAAGATTCCGGATAAATCTATAAACTTAGTTCTCTGCGACTTGCCGTACGGAACAACAGATTGTAGTTGGGATAAGATTCTTCCGTTCAAAGAGCTTTGGGAACAATACAACCGGATGATCGTAGAGAATGGAGCGGTCATACTGACAGCAAGTCAGCCTTTTACTACTGCTCTGATCAACAGTAACCCAAAGAATTTCAGATATGAACTCATCTGGTATAAAACGAAAGCGTCCGGATTTCTGAACGCGAACAAAATGCCGAATAAATCTCATGAGAATATTCTAATTTTCTACAAAAAACGACCAGTCTATAACCCACAAAAATATCAAATCGATCCTAAGTTTCAGAGAAAAGGAAAATCTTCTAAAAAGAATTATTCTAAACTCTTTAACGTCCGGGGACCAAAATCAGAGACCTATCAATACCTAGATCTGGGTCAAAGACATCCGGATTCCGTCCTTTGTTTTCCTTCCGAATCCGGAAAAGGAATCCATCCTACGCAAAAGCCTACTGCACTTATGAATTTTCTGATTCGTTCCTATTCCAATGTCGGAGATACCATCTTAGACAACTGTATGGGGAGCGGCACAACAGGAGTTGCCTGCGTTAAAACGGATCGAAATTTCATAGGTGTAGAAAAGGAAGAGGAATATTTCGATTTAGCAAATCGAAGAATCGAAATCGCGAAGAAAGTCCGCAGACTCAAGGCACTTCCTTCCATATTTTCGGAAAAGGAGAAGACAGATGAATGATTGGGAAATTACGAAGTTGATTTTGGTTTATTCGTTTTGGGTCACTCTGGCCGTTTGGTTCGTATTAGCTGTTATTTGTCGTGTAGTCATAGACTGTATAACGTTCTTTTCGTCCTGGCGTAGCTCTGATTCAGAACGGATAGTATTACAAAAATATGTAACAGAAGCTCTGAGTTATAAAGGGCCGTTTAAAAATAGAGTAATGGCTAAAGCATTGCTGAGAATGGCACGAGAAATTGATCTACTAAAGGAAAAATCGAAATGAAAATAGTAACATCTTATCATCATAAAACCGATAAACTGTTGTCGGATGGATTTGTTGTTTTTAATATTTCCCGATTTTCTCCTCGTTGGGTTGCAAAAGGAAAACAAATCCAATTCAAAATACTTGCCCCGTCCACAGAAATGCTAACCGACGGATATGAATGGGACGAATTTGATTCTAATTTAGAGAAATTGAATGCTACAGAAATAATCGATCAACTGAAAAAACTGTCCAACGACAACCCGATTGCATTGTGTTGCTACGAAAAAGACTCAGGTAAATGCCATAGATCCCGTGTCGCTCGTTGGTTTATCAAAAATGGATTTCATGTAACGGAATTTCAGGAGCAAAAAATATAAATGAAGGCCTTATCTATCCAACAGCTATGGGCGTGGTTAATAATTCGCCCAGATCTGCCTGATCCAACAGATCGAGCCATCGCATGGAATAACAAAGAAATTAAAGATATTGAAAATCGTAATCGGAAAACAAATTTTAGAGGGAGATTTTTAATTCATGCCAGTCAAAAATTTGATCACGAAGGATTGGAATATATCCAAAAAAATTACAATCTTTGTTTAGGTATGACTGCTGAAGATTTTGATTTTGGATGTATCATTGGCGCGTCCATCCTATCTGATTGCGTTGAGCATTCGGATTCAAAATTTTTCTGCGGAAAATATGGATATATTCTTAACGATTCGAAACCGTTTTTTCCAATTCCGTGTAAAGGAAAATTAGGATTTTTTGAAGTGGATTTCTAAGTATGAATAACACAAAGATTGAGTGGACTGATGTGATTGGAACCCGACGACCGGTTGCACAAAAATATCAAGTGGCTGTAAAAATTGCTACGCCGAGTCTCTCACAAAACGATTTGAAAAAATGTGGGGGAAGTTTTCAGAAATAAAATTGCACCCGAACCGGCTGGATTTCCCACGAACCATGAAAGGGAAACGGATATTCGTAGATTCCATGTCTGACCTGTTTCACGATGAGGTCCCTTTTGATTTTATTGATCAGGTTCATTCTGTAATGGCGGAATGTCCTGATAATGTATTTCAAATTCTTACAAAACGAACCGAAAGAGCAAAAGAATATTACGTTTCGAGAAAGCATTTTAATTTTGAAAATGTTTCGTTGGGAACGTCGATCGAAAACCAAAAGGTTGTAGAACGGATTCAACATCTAATACAGATCCCAACAACAGTCAGATTTCTGTCCTGCGAACCATTGCTCGAAGAAGTTGATGTTTCCATTTATTTGAACGCTTGGGGATATATTGACTGTTTTCCTATCGATTGGGTTATTGCAGGCGGCGAATCCGGACAACGAGCGAGGCCTGTTCACGTAGAATGGATTCGTTCTCTGCGCGATCAGTGTAATGACGCACGGGTCCCATTTTTTTCAAACAATGGGGAGGACGAAATAAGAAAGAATCCGGAAGAAAATTGGACGGAAGAGAATGGAATGAATTCCCGAAGGAAGTTTTTATATGAACGATTTTAGGAATCAAGCACTTCAACTTGATATAGGATTTGCGACGAGCATTAGTGCGTTAATTACTGCACTGGGCATGCATTGGGAGAATCAGGAGAGGATCCAAAATGGACATCCCCCAGCCTATAATTCAAAAGTATTTTTCGAAATAATCGAAAAATTTAAATTAGACGAACCGAATATTCGCGATAGATATCGTCATTTATGAGTAGCCTCTCTCAAATCTGGACGTTAAAGTCTAAAGCCGGTATTTCGGAAGAGAATTTCCGAAATCTTGTTGAATCAGTTTCGGGAAAGAGATCTACTAAAAATCTTTCTAAAATTCACTTAGAAAAAATCGCGACCGCTATCTATAAATTACATCCTGAATTGAAGAAAAATACCGCTAACCGCACTCCAAATAAATACAGATCTATTCCTAAAAACGCTTCAAATCTCACGTCAATTCTAACACCGGATCAAAATGAGTTGATAAAAAATCTGGTTACCGCGTTAAACCTTTCCAGCGAGTATAAAAATCTATCGTTTGATTCCCTTCCTCTGAATATGTTTAAACGGACGTTGGAAAAACTTTCCAGACACGAAGCTCAATCTATAACAGAAGCGCTGAAACAAATGTTGATTCGTGTAAATCAAAATACTTTCGATCAGTTGGTTAAACGCGAGATTTCACGTACCGAAAGCGTTCTCCGGATAATGCGCCTGATTTTGGTTAAAGGAACGGGGGTTTAGATGGATTTTGAACCTAAATTCCGACGTTATCCGAATACTTTTTCGTATTATTTCTTCGTAATATTCTTGAATTCCTCTTCTTTCGTTTTCAATATTTTGTCTATAACAGGTCTAAAAACCTTCTAAAACCTCTTCAAAAAGCCGATTTTCCCTCGATTTTCCTACGTTTCCGTTTAGACTTTCCTAGGTATCTCTTCTTTCAGTGTTAGGGGGGATAATCCAGGCGCTACAAGGATACAGTTCACTCCCAAAGACTTTAAATATCTGTAAAGTGGATAACTCGTTACTCCCGCTTCGTAACAACAATGTATTTCATTCCATTCTAATTTTAACCGATTGATGAATTTCTTGATCTGCACTTCTTCATGTTTGATTTGTTGCTCTTTCAATATTTCCTTTGAATTGCTCGTTAAATACCCGATTCTGATCGTTTCTTTTTTGTCTCCGCAAACTGCATTCTAAATCCGTGATGTAATAACTCCTCCGTTTCTTTCTGTCCTCCGTCTAGAACGAGCGAAGCGAAGTTCGTCTGTCATCAGTCCTCTGAACGGACAACTCTGAGTTCCTTCTGTTGGTTTTCTTGTTTTGTGGTTAATACTTGCATCGAACCCACGCTTTTCAAGCCCAGAAGGGGCGCCATTTTGTCTAAATAACCGCTTTAATTTTTTTCCGGGAACTCCAACAACTTTAGAATTCGGTTCTATATCTCGTATAATGACAGTTCCCGCACCAATAATTGAATTGGATCCTATTTTAATTCTATTGATGATAACCGCACGAGTGTGAATTGTACAAAAATTCTCTATTAAAACATTCCCCGCAAGAGTAACTCCTGGATCAATTGTAACAGCCTTTTCTATCTTACAATGATGATCGATCTGCGTTCCGATATTAACAATGACTCCATCATCAATTTCGGCTCTATAACCAATCGTTGATCTAGGATGTATGATAATGTTTTTTCCTAAAAGACATTCCTTTAAAAGTAAAGTCGAAGGATGAATTGCATTAATTAACTCAAGTCCGGAATCATATGCTTTTTTCATTTCCGCCCATCGTTCAGCAGGATCAGAAATCGTAACTAATACTTTATCTACTTTATTTTGAACTAAAAATTCAGGCCAATTTTTTTTACAAATTAGGGGAACATTCTTAAATTTTCCATTTTCTGGATAGGAAAATTGAGATACTACTCTACTAATTTTTTTAATTTCCAGAGGATCATCCTCAGGATGAATAAAAAAAGCAATTTTTCCCAGATTTGCCTCTTCAAACCAAGAATGAATCTGACCAGCGGAACCTTCATGCCAACCTACAAAAGCAACTTGACTTTCACTTTGAGAATCTAATTTAGATGAAAAAAAGACATAGTATTTTAATGAAAAATAACTTCGTAAGAATAAGAAATTTGATTATGAGAGGTTTTTAGAAAACCTGTAGATAAGAAAATTCTTTGCGATACCCAACCTTCAGCTTTAAAGATACCAATACTTTTTGTAAACGCCATGGATGACGTTTTCAATTCTTCAATTTTTATTTTCTTAGGCATAAATTAGAACAGGTCGTATTTCAGAACCATTGACCATTTTCATGCTCAATAATATAATTTCTTTGGAACAAGACAGGGCACTTCCTCATATGTCTACTAAAGTAATAGATTTGCTTGGTTCGACATACTGATAAAAACATAAATTAACATAAAAAGACATTTTTTTTATTTCTATTCCTCGAATAACAATTTTATTCTAATTTATATAGTCTACCTATTAGAGTATATTTCATCATTGTCAATAAAATTTTCATTTTATTATCTGAGGAATATTTAATATTTTTAGAATAGGTTATTTTCTATCCTGTCACTTATCATAATAAGTTTTTTCTCTTTCTAAATTCATATCCTTTAACATACAAAACTAAAGAATTCACTTTCATGTTATAATATCTGTTTTCTATCAGATTTTCAAGTAAAGTATGTATGAATACGTTCAAATATCAAATATTTTTTAATACAACATATTATGTATTATAGGAAGTCGAGTTGTTCATTGTATGTTCTGGCACATCGGTAACACTCTAGACTGGACACATGGGTTACACTTTATTCGCTGTAGTTGTACACAGACGTTTTGTATTTCAATACTTTTCCTGTAAATAAATCTAACATACCCAGAACTGCATTCGTAACCGCCCAACGAAGTACATCTTTTCAATATCAGCTTAAGCGTGTAAACTAATCGAATGAGAAAAAAAGGAATCGACTGGGTATTCGAATTTGAAGAATTAGCGAGAAGCGGACTCTCACAGCCAGCCTACTGCAAGAAACGAGGAATCAAATATACGACATTTCGATATCACTGGGAGAGGCGGAAGAAGACTTCGAAATCGGAATTTGTTGAGATAGCTGGAATTCCAGAGAAATCGCATCCGTTATCAGTTGTTCCAGGGCGTAGATACACTTTTCTTTTTCCCGGATTTAGCTCCATCGATTCAAATTAAATCCAAGGTTCAATTGTATATGAACCTTCCCTGAGTTCTCTATCTTCAGGGTCAAAAATTCAATAGCTGACTTGAGGAAATCCATCAACACGTTGTCCGTAATCGTAGAAGGCAAGATGAAAAAAGATCCGTATTAGGAGAGTTTGTATTTGTTCTGTAATAAGAGAAAGGACAAGCTCAAGATGCTCTACTGGGACAGAACGGGTTTTTGCCTTTGGCAGAAGAGACTGGAAGAGAGTAAATTTCCCTGGCCGAACTCAGAAGAGGAAGTGCATGAGATTTCGGTTGAAAGATTTCATTGGCTATTGTAAACAACGCGGCTTTGTTTACAACGAATACAGTTCCCGGCTCACCGGCGGGCCTTGCGGCGTCTGTCGTGACTCAACTCAATTTGAGAAAGGCGGAAGTAGATCAGATTCTTTCAAGAAAGATAATGATCGGATGAAAGGTTTGAAAATTGAAAATCGGGACATTGTTCGAGTCGACGGAAAGCCGGTCGTAATCGAAGGTTTAGAATATTACTCTCAAAGAATCAAACATTCTATTCGACTTTGCCTCGGAGAATCATTTTATGAATCACTGAAAGGTGTCGATTGGAATACAATTTTCTCAAGCAAAATTTCGAAAGATAGAGTTCTCTTCGAAATACAAAAAGTTTTGCAACGAGATCCGGAAACTGTTTCGGTAGAAAATATAGAAATAGTGGACGAGCTTAGTAGTAACAGAAAATTGAATATTCGTTTTTATGCAATCACTGTTTACGGCTTAGTCTCGGGAGAAATATAATGTTTGGAGTCACAGAACAAGGATTCATTCGTAAATTCAGAGAAGAAATCATTTCCGACTTAGAGACAAAGTATAAAACTCAGTTTGGATCGGACATCGATCTTTCGATTCTGAGTGAAGACGGTGTTAGACTGAGAATTTTAGCGGATGAGTTAGACGAAATCTATCAACTCGCCGAAGATGTATTCTATTCAAACTTTGCTCACACAGCGAAAGGAGTTTCTCTTGATAGAGTTCTCAATCCTCTTGGTTCAGAACGGCAACCTGCAAAGAGGGCAATCGTTGGTTTACGTTTTTCTGGAGTAAACGGCTCTTTTGTGAATATCGGAACGATCTGTCAAACTGGAAACGGTTTGCAATTTATTACGATCGAATCCGGAACCGTCTCCGGAGGAACGGTGTTACTCAACGCACAAGCTCTAAATCTCAATTACGGAATTTTGGTTAACGTCGCAGCAAATTCCATCACTACGATCAATACGGCCATAATCGGGATTGATACCGTTACGAATCCGGAACCTGGGCGAGAAGGAAGAGTGATCGAAACAGATTCAGAATATTTGAACCGATTTCTTGAAGAAGGAATCAACGGAGGAAGTTCCGCCGCAAACGTTCAAGGTGCGCTGAATAATATTGAATCGGTTTTCTCTGCAAGAGTTTATGAGAATGTTACTGATTTCGTAGACGTTGAAGGTCGAAATCCTCACTCAATGGAAGCAGTTATCGAAGGTGGAACGCCGGCAGAAATAGGAGATTGTTTTTTAAAGAATTGGCCTGGTGGAATTGAATCGATAGGAACGTATACAACAACTCTGATAGATAACAAAGGAGTCCCTCGAACATACTACTTCAATCGTCCGACGGACATTTCAATTTTTGTAAAGATAGACATTGTTCGCGATCTTTCACTTTGGGAAACTGATTCCGAATCCATCGTAAAAACGAATTGTATCAAAGTGATTGGTGGTGTTGATACAATAGGACCGATTTCAAACTCATATAAAGGAGACGGAACCGGCGAAGATGTTTTCGCGTGGAAGTTGATCGCTTCTCAGAGCGGTCTTTCGGAATACGATTCGGTCAAGGTGCTTGGAATCAAATCTATGACTGTCAAGGTTGGCCTTTCGGCACCTGCAACGTTAGACGAACTTATTATTAGCAGTCGACAAAGAGCAAAACTCATTACCACAAACATACAGGTCAATTTCCTATGAAGACGATCGAAGATATACTGCAAAAATATCCAACATCGTTATTCAATCGTGATCCTGATTCCGAAATCGGAAGGAAGTGGCAAGCGGACCTTGAATTGTTAAACGAAGTGCGTTCTTTCTTACTGATTCCTATAAAAATGAGTACCCGTAAATAAGAAATAAAAAGAGATGGTAATGTGAGAGATGACAAAAACCAAAAGAGACTCAAGTATTTAGAGAAAAGAAGACAGAATGGAATTCGTTTACTTAAGAAGGGTTATACATGTTATGGAGTAGCCAAAGAACTTGGGGTCAGTAAGCAATCGGTAATGCGTTGGCGTGAAAGATATGAAAAGGAAGGTTTAGAAGGAGTGAAATGGAACGGCATAAGTGGCCGACCGGCTCTAAGCTAACACTCGAACAAAAGAAAGAATTAAAAAGAATCATCTTGAAAGGTCCAATAAATAACGGTTATCCGAATGAACTTTGGTCAACGTATCGTGTATCAGAAATCATACGAAAAGAATTCGGAGTAACGTATCATCAAGATTACGTAGGAACTCTTTTACATCAATTAGGCTTTTCGTATCAAAAACCTAAAAGAAGGGCCTTAGAAAGAAATGAATCCTCCATTAAAACTTGGCCGGATATAAAAAAAGCAGAGAATGAAGGTTTTAAGGTCTTATTTTTAGATGAAAGCGGAATCAGCCAGAATCCGTATACGGTAAAGACTTGGAGCTTAATAGGTAAGACACCTATCATTCGCCACAAGATGTCTTGGAAAAAGTTATCAGTAATAGGCGCTATTTCTCAAAAAGATTTTCACTTCCAGATTGTAGAAGGTTCTGTTAAAAGCCAGGATCTGATTTATTTTTTAAAGATACTTTTAAAGAAAAATCGCAAAAAGATTTTAATAGTTTGGGATAATCTATCTGCTCATAAAAGCAAAATGATGAAGGAATTTTTAAAAGCAAATGAGAGAAGGCTTCGAGTAGAGTTTTTGCCTCCTTATGCTCCGGAGTTAAATCCACAAGAATATATCTGGTGTCGTTGGAAGAAAAACTATATGGCTAATTTTTGTCCAGAGAATCTTAGTTCATTGATTCAAAGAACTAAATCTACTTTAGGAATATTGAAATCAAATACAATCAGTTTTGATAGTTATTGGAGGCAAGCCGGCATTTAGGTACTCATTTTTATAGGGATTAGTAGAATCGATTAAAGGCACAACAGATTATAGAATTCAAAGTGGAATGATTCTCGACCTGATCGGTAAAAATCTCAAGCAACCTCGTAACGGCCTGGATGATTTCCGATTTCGAATCTTCCTTTCGATCGCCCGACAAAAGCAAAAATCGAAAGGCGACATCTATTCAATGAACGAAATCGGTTCTCAGATTCTTGCGGGAACCGGAACATTATACGAAATTCAAGAGCTTTGCTATTCAGGCATTCCGATGTTCTTGGACGGCTCTCTAACTTTGAATGGAGAGTATCTTCTTTCTGGAAGTTCAAAAAGACCTGCTACGATTCGAGTTATATTCTCCGGTTCGATTGACTCTGTCGTAGTAAGTCCTGAATTTAACAAAGCGATCGCTCAAATTCGCGCCGGTGGCGTTCGTTCGATTATAAACTACCGTTTCGAAACTTCTACTTTGTCAGGAAGGCTTTACGGATTTGCTCTACGATCATCAATCTTAGATGGAACGTGGTCGCTCAACGGTTTTACGATTCTCTCCGGAAGCAATGTCGGAATTCAACCGTATGAAATCGCTTTTGGAATAGGTGGACTTGAATCCGGAATTCTGCGGCCTCCTCAAGACACTGATACAGGTCTTCAAAACGAAGTTTTCAGAAAGCTTGTTGAAATTCAAAACAATCCAGAAGGAACGAGAAGCTTTAAAGCAACGATCAAGCAGTCGGAACTCATTGGACAAAGTATCAATGAAATCGGTCTCTTTGATGAGGATGGTGGTTTGCTCTTTGTCAAGACCTTTCCTTCAAAACCAAAAGACAATTTAATAGTTTATGATTTTATAATAAAAGAGGAGTTCCTATGATCCAAATTTTAGTTAGAGAAACTACAATTGAAATCGCAGGCAAGGAAAAAGCACGGATCGAAACGCTTCCCGTGGCCGTCTTTTCAGATCATTCGAATCTTCTACAATATTGTGAGAAGAAAGGTTTTCGGAAAACCGGGTCCGGACTTGAATCTGAGTTCTTTAGAGACATGGATTTGCAAAAAATGAAAGAACAAGTCAGATCTTATTTTAAGATCGAACAACCTTTTAAATTGCATGAACGTTTTGTAATATTTGAGCAGGAGTTAAAGTAAGAAAATGGCAGTATTTAATCCGACAAAAACACGCACTTGGTCTAAAAATACACCCGCGGACGGGGATTTGATTGACGACGAAATCGATCGATTATATGAAAACGATCAATATTCGAAAGACCGGATCGACGCAACCGATACAAATATTTTGAATCTACTCATTCCTTTGGGAAGCATTATAGAAGATAATCTGAATATTGCACCTACTTCTATATTTAAAGAAGCGAATGCACAATCTATTTCAAGAACTACTTTTTCAATTCTTTGGAACTTAGTTCATAAAACAGTAGCCGGAATTGTTCCAGCAACGGATCGAATCACTGTAAATGTCCACGGATTCACGGAAGGACAACTTGTTAAGTTTGCCTTTACTGGAGGAGGGATTACGGCATTAGTGAATTATTATGTAAGAAATCCGACGACTAATGACTTTCAGATTTCTTTAACCGCAACTGGTTCCATTCTCGATCTCACTTCTTCTCAAACAGGGGATATTATTACAAATGTGGAATACGGATTTGGAGACGGGTCCGACTACGTTTAACATTCCGGACCGTCGTGGGGTTTTTCCGCGTGGTGCCGGGGTGCACGGGACAAGAAGTAAAATGATCGGCGGAAACTATGATGGCGGTGCGACTGGCTATTCTGGTCAAGATCAAATCCCTGACCACGGCCACGCCTTGACTTATAACAACGTTTTAGGAATTGGCGGAGGCGCCGGGGGTTATTGGTTTGGTGCCGGAGGGACTGGCTCTTTTTACGTTAATATTGGCATTTTCGGCCCTAATGCAAATGGCGCCAACGGAACACCACGAGTGGGAAGCGAATCCACCCCCGCGTACATTGCGGTGAAATACAAAGTGAGGGTAGCATAATGAGCAATTATGTAATCGATAAATATTCTAAAAAGGTTATATGGATCAATCCAGATCCGAACCAGTTATCAGGAAAATCTGTTTGGTCAGATTTCAATTCAGAAACACACGAAATCGTTTACGCAATCCACTACAATCCCCAGTTAGGAGATCTGTTCAACGCGGACGTTTTAGACGGAATTGCAAAGGACTTTGAACCGAAAAAGGTCTACGACACAAAAACGATGGCCGAGCGAGTTCTACAGAATTGGGAAGATGAAATCGATCCCGCGACGGAAATCGAGGATGAACCATTGAAAGATTCAAATGGGAATTTTTTGACTTATCAAAACTACACTGACTCTGGTTGGGTCGCCGATGATGAATTGATACGAGAGGCACTTCTTGCAACAAACAGACATATTTTTAATTCACAAGTCGAATCTTACCACGGAAGCGTTCCCTATCGAAATACGACTTGGGATTCGGGTAGAAAATATCTGGAGAATATTCAAAAAACTTTATCCATTTATTCTAAACGAAAAATTCAAATACCGAAGTGGAGAGACGCGAATAATATGTTTCATTCCCTCAATTCGGAGGAGTTATCGGAACTATCGGATCTCATAGAATTGGATCTTTTCAATGCGGGCCAGACACTATACTCCAAAAAATGGGCTACGGAAGAGAAGATCACTTCGATTCCGCAAGGGGAGACATTGGATTTGACGAAGATCTGGGATTAAGTAAAATCGTTCAGTTGCGTTTTGCGTGCGTTTTGGCGATTTTGAACGTGCGCGCAAACATCCCAAAGACCACCAGCAATCCAAATCAAATCCATTATATTTCTCTTTTTTAATATGGCACCAATCTGGAATGCCGTCTTGATTAGAATCCGTAAAAGCGCTGAATTGTTTAGCCAAAGTAGAATAATAATGTTTACCTTTCGTTATTCCGGATTGTCCTAAAGTAAAAGTGGAGCTATTTCCGCTACGCTTTTGAATTAATTCCGTACAAGCTATCTCATATCCGTCTATAATCCTGCAAAAAAAGACCTGCCGGAAATTCCTTTAATAATCATACGTTTGTTAGCCGCACCGCCGGATGCCCAGCCACCATCTAGAGATCCAAAACTAATTTCAGTAGGAAAGTATCCTTCGCCATCACCTAAATTACACTTTAATAAAGGGAATTTATTTGTCCCGACCACTAAACGACAAAAATCGTCTTTCTGATCATTAGAGTTGTTGAAAAATTAATTCTCTGTCCGTTTCTGCTTCGTTGAAATGGATGTTTGAAGCGGTTTTGTTAATCCGAATCATGGAATTTTTCAACAACTCTATTATTAATATCCCCGAACATATGCGAATCCTCATAACCCGTATCGCTGATTGTAGTTTTTTTGATAGAGCCAAGTTTTCCGTTGCCTAGGATAGATCTGCATTCTACTTTATCTTTCGAAGTAACATAACATAACCCAGATATATAATCCGATAGTTTTATAAACATTCCTTTGTTAGATATAGGCTTGGGAGATAGAGGTTTTAAAAAATGGAAGAGTTGGTAACCTACTTCTTTTTCTACTCGCATTGGAAATTTTTTGAGCGATATCTGAAGAAGTCACATAAAAGTGGACAGCCTTTTAAGCAATATTTCTCTCAAATTCTTCAGGGCTCATATAACCTAATGTAGAATGAAGCCTGAATCTATTGTAATACACTTCGATAAAATCGAATAGAAAGCGCTCCGCTTCTTCAATGTTATAGAATGTATTGAATTCGATTTCTCTCTTTAGAGAACTAAAGAAAGACTCTGCCACTGCATTGTCCCAACAATTTCCTTTTCTGCTGTTGCTTCGCCTGATACCGTTAGCAATCAGTAATTTGCGTGTTTCTTTAGAACAAAAATTAGAACCCCGATCAGAATGAAAGATCAATCCTTTCCGAGGATTTCTTGACAACACTGCTTTTGATATCGTATCACATACCAACTGAGAATCATTACGATCGGAAAGCGACCAACCCACCGCCTTGCGTGAATACAAATCCAGAATCAGACAAAGATAACTCCAACCAAACGAGGTCCGAATGAATGTAACATCAGACACCCAAATTCGATTTTGCTCTTTCGGATGAAATTTTCTTTGAACCAAATCGGGAGCGGTTCTACCGCCATGTTTCGAATCCGTTGTCAAAGGTCTAAACCGTTTGTTTTGTTTTCCGCTAATTTTACAGAGTTTCATCGCTTTTCGAACCTTTCTCGCTCCATAGGGAAGATCCGAATTTTTCACTTCCTGAAAGAGACGTTTAAAACCGTAATTCTTACGACTCTTAAGCCACTTCTCTTGCAGAAAGTTCGTAAGTTCGGGAGCAACTGACCAATCTTTATTACGGTTTAGATATTTATAATATCCTGATCGAGATACTCCTAAAGTCCTTGCCATGCTCTTTATTGTATGTTCTAAGCGATTCAATTCCATGAATTTTAATCGACATTCTGTTCGCGGGAAAGCATGGCGGCAAACTTTTTTAAGATCGAATTCTCATCCTTTAATCTCACATTCTCTTTACGAAGCCTTTTCAAGTCTTCGCTTTCCTTCAGTTGTTTATCCGTAAGGGTAGTTCCGTTTCCCTTTTTTTCAAGTATTCTGCCCTCCATTGTCTCAATATAAAGTAACTAATTTCTAATGAATTCGCTACTTCTTTTATCGTAAACGATCCGCTTAACGTCCGGTTTACCGCTTGTTCACGAAATTCCGGGGAATATTTTCTTCTGCCTTTCATTCTCACCTTTTACCTCTATTCTTCGCTTTAAAGGTGTCCACTTTTTCGTCACTAGGTCACTTCCTAAGAAATCGAAGTCGGTTTACTCTGTAATTTGAAAAGAAATTTTCTTTTTGAATCTAGTTCGGAATAGAATTGAAAACCCTCATTCTAAAAACCAACAGCGGCTCCAAAGTAAAATCCCTGCAAAATATCGTGATTTCCCGAATGAATGGGACGAATCATAAAAGGAACGTCACTTGTCTGTGTTTGAATCGGAGAGATTTGAACATTTCCCAATGTAAAATCGATTTGATTGAATCCAAGATACGAGAAATAAGAATAGATATAGTTATAACCAGCGTAAAATTTTACTGTTTCAAAAATTTTATAACTTTAAAGAAAAATCGATCTCGTAACCTCGGTTAGATTCCTTTAACTCCGGCGTTCCGTTCGAAACCACGATCGAATCCGGCATGACTCATCCTAGTCCTTATAAAAACGATTGCCTTCTGTATAAAAAAGATCCAGACCTAGATGTATAGAAATTTCTTCCCAAAGTTTGTATTCCGTATGCAACACAATCTGCGGACCGTATGTGTAGAAATATTCCTGATAACTCCCTTCTTTAAGAAAGTATCCGTACTTATATTTATTAATATTTCGGATTCCGGCGCCAGCGAAAACTTTCCAGTCCTCATCCCAGTTTAGAATTTTATAAAAATTGAATTCCGCTTCAGACCGAAGCATGGGATTAAAGTAATGTCTTCGGACCTGATCCCCAGCCCGAGTAAAATTCGTATTCGCATTTGCTAATTC